CGCCTATGGCGGCGATTGCCGCATCCTTTGCCCTGTCAATAAAATGCTGATAGGCGACCGTTAAATCCTCTAACGCCTTGCCCAACGCTTCATTCGTATATGCCATTTATACCCCCTGTACGGCTTTCAAAAATACTTTTGTTCCCGGCTCTTTTCCCGTAAGTTTCGGGCGAAGCGGCCAACCGGTTATGCTGTCGGTTCCGGTCCTGAAAATACGCTTGACGTAAGAGGTAAATTCGGGAAACACATCGGGACTGAAGGGAAGCCCGTTCGCTTCCAAAAAGCCGTGCTTATACTCCCCGTCATAAAAGATTTTTACCTCTCCGATTGGACTGTCATAGCGTTGGACGGCATAAAGGGCGTCAGTCTTTATTACTTTCCTGACCGATCGCTCTTTTTCGATAAGAAAAAAGTCCTCATCGTCAATGCTTCCCGCTCTATCGGCGATTGCCAATATGCCGCCGGCTCCCGCTTCCCCCTTAAAATGCCAAACATTACCGCGCCGGTCTACGATTGCATAACAGCCTGCCCCATATGTGCGCTCGCTGATACGCTGCGTTATCGCGTTGGTATGCGGAACACCGGATGTAATGGTCAGCGTATAATCGCCGGTAAGTTTATATACCACCTGATACTGTTTTGCACCGTTGCCGTTTAAAGGGTCAAAAAAAAGGCGTAAAGTAACATCGCCGTGTAAAGTTCCGAACAAAATAATGACATTATTAAGCGCTTCGGCAAACATCATAGTAATTTCGTGTTTGTCCGTACAATCGTACTCGATAATGCGGCTTTGCCATGCAGTATAAGAAGGCTGTGCCTTCGGTATATAGCGGGCACTTTCGTCAAAATTAAGATATGCAGCGGCCCTATTCTTTTGCGGAAGGCTTGTAATCGAATCGGTTCCGTCTTTATTTATTTGCAATACCGCAAGCGCTTTATAATAGGCGGCAAAAACGGCATTAAAGCTGTCACGGTCAACTTCAACGGCACTGTACATATCGTCAAACAGCCGTATGTCCGTATAGATATACCGTATCAGTGCCGCATATGAGTTCTTAAAAGCACGTATATCTACGGCTTTCTTTTTACCCTGTTCGGCCTTGTGCACTATTACCGGATATTCGGTTTCAATTATAGTCAGTTCTTTTTTTAATAACAGTTTTTCATGCGCGCTAATAAGACCGTCCGAACTTACCGATTGATAAAGCCTTTCCATGTCCGCCTGTATCTTTGTGTGTGCCGCTTGTGTTGTTTGTAAATGCGTATGTATCGACTGCATGGCAGAGCCTGAAATACTGCCTAAGACATTCAAACTTCCTACCGTTAAAGCCTGATAGCTTTTATCGTTTGCTTGTAATTTCATAGTGCGCTACCTTCTACCCCATAATGCGCTTGGCAGTTGCCCTTCGAGTATCTGCTCTGCCGCATAGAGGGCTTCTTTTGTGCCGCTTGTCGGAAGTCCCAGTGTAAGGCCTGCCGCTTGTGCATATTTTCCGGCCGCCTTTTTAATATCCGCATCGGATAGCGCTGCCGTTCCCTGCGCCAATTTTTCAATCGCGGCATATATACTCGTACTTCCCTTATAACTTGTTTTACCCGTTATCAGTTTTTCAGATACGCTGTCTACCATACCGTTAATAATCGGTACACTGTCCGTATACTGGGTAAGCGAATAATAAATGCCGCGCCGGATTTTATCGGAAACTTCCTCATCATCATCGCCTGAAAAACCCCCGCATACAGCTCCCGTCATAATGCCTGCAAGCGCGTAGCCTGTTACAATACCTGCGGCACGGCGGTATTGCCTGTTGCGTATCGCGTTGGGAAAGTCATGCCTTATATTGTTATAAATAACATTTAACGAACTTTGAAACTGTAACAGCATCCTTAAAGCCTCCCCGCCTTCTCTAAACAGCGGGGCAAGTTCTTCCGCCCTTCCCGACGGTTGGGTTCTTACCAATACATCATCTGCATAGCGGCTTGAGCGTATATCTATTTCGTTATCGCTTAGGGGCTCACTCAAAGTGCCGTTCTTTTTTTTAAGGCGCGCCGCCTCTTCCCTGTATGCGGCAAGCCAGCCGGGAGCTACACAGGTATGGTCAACCCATTCAAGCCCCTGCATACCCAGCTGTTGCGTCTTGGTCAACAGCTTTCCCGCCTTTGTTTTGGCATTTTTTGCAAGCTCATCGGTTATCTCCTGCATCATGTCAAAACTGCGGTTTTTCATTAACACCGAACGCTCATACACAAACGTTTGCATCTCTTTATGGTGTACTGCCCAGTCAATGGCCGCTTTTGTGTAACTGACCGGATTTACATACTGCAAAAACGGGGCGGGACTGCTTATACCCTGTTTTATAATACCGGATAACTTAAAGCCCAAATAAGAGGCGGCCGTATTGCCGCGCAACATACGTAAAATCTTATCTGTTGATGAATATACACGCCCTGCAGTCGGATCTATAATCGTGTTGACTTGTTTATTAAGATAGCTTACCGCCTCTCGCCCGTAGGCATTTTCAAGGTCTTTTATAAAGCGCTCGGAGCCGTGCCCTTTTACAACACGGTTTAACTTTTGCGCATACTTATCATACGCAAATAAACGTTCGTTCGCTTCAACACTCTGTAAATATGTCGAGATAATATCAAGCTTTATCGGCTTTTGGTGTTTCTCGCTTATATCAATACGCTCTTTCGTCTGTCCTTTGGCAACGGTATGCCGTGTGCCGGTTGCAAACTCTCCTTGTATCTTCTTTTGCGTTTGCCGTGCATCCTCTTCGCCTGATACATCCAGCCGCTGCATCGGAAAGTAATGCTCGCGTATTTCGGTTATCTTATTGTTTACCTCTCTATCGTGTTTTTGAAGCCGCTTCCCTTCTTCCTTGTATTCTTTTTGCAACAGCTGTATTAAGCCCCGTAAACGTTCATCCTGCGATAACAGCTGTTCGGCTTTCTGTAATACGCTGTTCAATCGTTCTTCGCTTAACACATCAAGCGAGGTTTTCCCGTCTCCCTTTTGGGCAAAGTCGCGCTCCTTTTGTTCGGCAAAGTTCCCGTATTGAACGGCGGCACGCGATTTTTCATCAAAACTTGCAAGGTAGGCGCCCAATACCTCTTTTACCGTAAGGGTTAAGCTTTTCCCTTCGGCAAAAGGGTTGTTTATATCCTTGTAAAAATTATCAAAAACGATTTTTGTATCAAGTTCGCTTAAATCAAGCTTACTGTCTTTCAAAAAAGCATAAAACGCATCAATTCTTTTATCCGTATTATGCTTATAAACAGCGTTACATTCGCGCTGTTCATATTCAAAAAGGTCGTACAGCGTTCCCTGCCGGCCGCCGTCAAGCATTTCCATAAAAGCATATGAGCGCATCGCAACGTACTTTGCCGTGCGAAGAACGGCGGCTATACCGCCCGTTTTATTTTTTTCTCCTTCAGTCCATGCGCCCATAGTTTCTGTATATAAATCTTTTCCCCGCCAATCCTTTGCGGCTCTAAAAGAACGTATACCGGAAAGCCGTATGTATTCGGCTTCGGCTTGCAAGGCGGCCTTTTTTGCAACATACTTTTTCCTTCCGTCCTTATATACCTCATCAATGCGCTGCGCAAGTTCTATAAGTTCATCTACCGTCCACTGTTTAAGCGGCCGGTGCTTTAAGCGCGCTGTCAATGTGTCCCCAAGTACGCTTGAAGCCTGTTGCGCAATATCTTCATGTGCCATCGCTGCGGTTTTCATATCTAAAAAGTTCTGTTCCGTGCGCGCATATAATCCAAGACTGTAAAACTTACTGCGGCCGGGAATAAGGCGCGCCGCAAGTTTTTTGTCGTCAGATGTCCAGTCCTCAAGTTTTTTATACTCATTATTAAGTAGCGCCCGTAATTCACCCCAGCCTTTTTTTCTGCCAAGCATACGGGATAGTGTCTGTCGGTATTCTTCGGAAGTGTGCCATAGTGTATACGCCTCGCGTATAACAGGTTCCGCCTTATCAACGGTTGCGTTCAGTGCCTTTTGTACGTCCTTTCGTAAGTACCATTGTACCGCCGCAATAGACTGTGCCTCATCGGCATTGCACGCTTTTAAGTTTATGCGCTTCATAACCGCTTTTAAGGCAACATCGCGAGAGCGAACCGTATCGGCCAATACCCGCCGTGCCGTCCTTTCGTCGCGTATGTCTTTTTCAAGTTTGGCAATCTCGCTTAGATTATCCGCTTTTTCACCTTGTAAGCCTTTTATTTTCGCTTCAAGCGCTTTAATGTTGTTATTTTTTGCCTTTATAAGCTGCTCTATTTTTTCAACATCACCAAGTGTAATAAAGCCCTTTCGGATATTATCTTCGGTTTCTTCGTTATCAAGTGTCTGTATCAATAATTCCTTGTCTTTGGCACTCATATTCTCAAGTTTTAATTCGTCCAACACAACCGATGACTGCTTGCGGCTTCTTAATTTGGTTCTTATAATCTCATCGGTACTATCGGCATCTTTTACGCGCATATCGGACCTGTCCATAATATCCGCGTATAAATCGCGGTAGGTACGTGCGGCGTTATTCATCTGGCCGCGTATGTTTTTTACCGCGTGATTTGATAAATCTTTGCCGTGATAACTGTTTATAAGCTGACTTTTCCACGCTTGATTGCGCATAAGCGTGTCTATACGCTCTTTTTGCCGGTATAATGTATCTCTATCTTGGGCGTCCCGTGCATCCTGCGCTTGATACTCATCAAAATTAAAAAAATATATCTGTGCTGAGCGCTGTAAAAACGCCTGTAACTTGCTGTCCTCTTCCATCTCTTGTAAAAAAAGAGCGTCTTGCGTTTGGCTTCTGCTTTGTGCTCTGAGTGTTTGAGCGCTCTGTTCTTCCGCCCGCTTTACCTTGCCTGCAAAAACCGCTTCACTGTATGCCTTTGTCCATGCTTTCTCTTCTTTAGATATACTTACAAGAGCATCATACCCGTTCATACGTGCAAACATATTACGGTATGTACCTACGTCTTCCTTAATAATTTCTAAAGCCTTTTTATACTGTTTTTCGGTAAATGCCTTGCCCTGTGCAATCTCGTATGCAAGAAAACCGAAGCGCCCGCCGTGGGCTGTATACGCATCGTATGACATAAGGCGCTTTTGCGCATTCGTGTTTTGTGCCGTATTGTACTGCTTCAAAAACTCTTTTAGTGCGTCCTTGCTGTTGGAAAGCATTTTGATAAAGGTATCGTTTTTAACCGATTCGTCTTTTATATCTTTTTGTAAGGCTTCTTCAAGCTCTTCGGATATTGCTTCGCGGAACGCCTTATCGTATAAGGCGCGCTGTTCACTGTCCGAATATATAAGCGAATAAAACTTATTCGGGTCTTTTCCTATCACAATCTTTTCAATGTCATGTTCCAGTACCTCTTTATTTATAGCCTGTGTGCTTTCCTCATAAAAATCGGCTTCCGTTTGAAAATAAAGTGCCTCGCGCTTTTCCGTCTGTTCGGTTTGAAACAGCATATCTTTAAGCTCTTCAGCGCTTAACTGTTTCGTCTGTTGAACCGCCTCTAGCGCTGTATCGTACGCCTTTTGTGCCTGTTCTTGTATCGTCTGTCCGGTTTCGCCGTTGACTGCCTCTCCTTGTTGTGCTATAGTATCGGTATCGGCGGTGGTTTCTTCGGGTATCTGCGAAGAATTAAGTTCGGCAACAGTAGACAAAGTCTTGTTGACACCAACGCCGTCTTTTTTTTCATATGCTGTTATAATCCATTGATTTTCACCTTTTCCGTTCCAACCTTTACTTAAACCAACTCTAAATGTTTTACTGTCTTTTTCATATGTAATGGTGTAAACTCCATTTTCATTTGTTAAATCCCCGTCGGTTACAATTTTGCTTATTCCACTGACAATACCTTGTTGACCTTCTCCAAATATGCCGAATTCATGGGAATGTTTTGCAATTATCTTTTGAAGTCCTACCTTTTCATTGCCCCAAACAACGTCAATATCTCCGATGTCTGATCTGGTAAACGCTCCGACAACTTGCCCCTTTTTTTCCTGTAAAACCTTCTCAATCGCTTCTATTCCCTTGTGGTAATAATCAATATAATTTTGACCGAATTCTTTTATACTGCTACGGTTTCGTTGTGCTATTTTCTGCGCGTTTGCGTCCGCCCGCTGTAATGCGCCGTCTTTTACACCCAAAAGCTCATCATACACCGCCCGTATATCATCGTTTATATGTACCAGCTCTTGTAAGCTCTTGTATATGCGCGTCAAGAACTCGGCGGCTTTTTGGAATACGCTTTTTAATTCCGCATTCGGCGCTTTTCCCTCTTTCAAATACTGCTCAAACCCTTGCGCAAACTTTTCTTCATGGCTTCGTGTCCATTTCCCGTCGGTAACTCCAAAAGCGCGCTCTGCCTGCTGTAACAACTCCCCTTGCATAGTGCGCCGTGCTACGTGTGCGGCCTCATGTACAAAAGTGCTGAAATCGCTTTTTTCACTCACATACACAAGCGCCTTTATATCGCCCTGCAATTCCGTAAAATCGGTCGCCCCCTTTACCGAACGTGTATCTATATCCTGCTGAGCGGCAATTTGTGCCATATTGCCCGGCTCGGTTCGGGTAAGTATGTCGGGCGCATAGTAGGTATCAAGATAGCTTTTCGCATCCATACCCGCCCCCTGTGCAAGTGCATCAAAAATCGCAACCGCCGTATGCCGTTCGGTTTCGCTTAAATGGGGCATTGTTTCTTTTAAGCGTTCATACAGTTTTATATCCGCTCTTTTTTCCTCTGCCGTAATGTTGTCTGCAAAATACTGTAAGCCGTTTTGCTTGCCGTACGGATTTTCCGCAATCAGCTCTTCTTTTATTTTTTGCAAGGTTTCACCCTTTGCATCCCACTCTATACGGCTTCCTGCAAACTTTTGTCCAAAGTCACGCACAAACTCTTTAATAATGCCGCCGTAGCGTTCGCTCATCATCTCAACATCGGTAATGGTTACCGTGTTTTCATCGGGATTATAGGTATAGTAAATATGGCCGTAGTCGTTATCGTCGGTTTCCCGTGTCGGATCTCCTGCAATGTATTCACCCTTTACAATACCGCCCTCGTATTCTTTACGGTACCCCTCGCTTATATAGAGCTTGTCGTTATGGCGCACCACATCGGCTTGCGCCTCATATCGTTTTACTTTTTTGTGCGCTTGTCCGTTCTCATCGGTCTCAAGAATCGCTTTACCGCTTTCGTCGGTTTCGTATACCGTGTCTCCCTTTGTATCGGTTACCGCTTCTCCCTCGATACGCGCTTCCGATGACAGCCATGCATCATAATCTTTTATTTTACTGTTTTCAAAGCGTTGCCGCTTCTCCTTTTGAGCATCAAAAATACTATGCAACTCTTTTTCGGTATCTTCTTCAGTCATACCCTCAAATACGGCACTGTCTTTATTCGCCTCGATAAACGCTTTTTCAGACGGGGTAACGATTGCCGCCTTTTGCAAGGCCTTTGCCTCTTTTACATTCATCCTGCCGTACTTTATAGCCCCCGGCACCCCCAGTACCAAAGAACCTGCAATACCGCCCTTAAAACTTTCCCACATGTTTTCGGCAATCTCAATAGCAGTATCTGTTTCAACCCCTTCGCCCTGTAATACGGCCGCCAACTCCTTAGCTCCTGCACCTACAAGTTCCTGTATCGCTTCTTCAACGCCCTCTTCAAGAATATCAGCCCCGTAAAATAACAGCGCTTTACCCAATGTACCGAATGCCCCCTTTGCATTAAGGCGGGTTAAAAGTTTACTGACTACCTTATCTGCCCCCAAGCCCTTACCGGTAACGCCTGCAACACTTCCCAGTGCCGTCTCTACCGCCGCTTGTAAACCGCCTGAAAGAACTGCAACATTGCGCGCAATCTCTTTTTTTACCCCCGCCTTGCGTAACTCCCAATATTCAAGCCCCGTTTGTAACTCGGCCGACACCCCAAATCCGACCGCCGTTCCCAGTACCGGATTAACCGCGCTTGCCGCAAGGGAAGGAGCCAGAACGGCCGCAGAGTAGGGCACGGTATTCGCTCCGCTTTTCAAAAGGTTTACCAGCCAGTTACGCGGGATTTTATCCTGAAGCTGCGCGCTGTCATCTTCAAGCGCTTTAAGATATTCAAGAGCCGCCTGTACATCTTTTTCATCCCCTTCAAACTCCGCTTTCATTAAATCGTGTCCTGCCGTACTCATGCGCAGTGTATTCATCCCGATTTCAAAACTGTCGGCAACCGCCTTAAAGTTCCCTTTATGCGCTTCAATGCCTGCCCCCAGCCAATTACGGTTTATCGCATCAAGATTTTCATAGGCAAAATCAAACGGAATATTAAACCCTTCGGCATACTTCATTGCAGTTGCAAACTTATATACCTGCTCTTCGGGGTTTTCACTGTGTTCAAGCATTACATTCAAAAGACCGCGCTGTGTATCGTCAAGCTCTATTAAATAGCGCGCCTTAAAGTCGTCATTTTCTTTTTGTTTTTCAACAATGCTTTTTCCGATACTCTCGGCGCTCAAAAACGAAAAATCCGCTTTTTTTTGTTCCGTCCCGGCTGTAGGATTAAATACTTCATTTGCACTGTCGGTGTAATAACGTGTGCGCCCGTTGCGTGTGTATACTTGTTGCACCAATGTATCTGCCATATCCTAGAGCCTCGCTTTATTTTTCTTTTGCTCGAACAATGCAAGGATGGCCTTTTCGGCATCCTTTATACTGCCGACCTTATATGTTTTATCATTTTTAATACCTTCCCGTATTTCTTCTACCGCCTCTAAAAAAAGCGCTCTTTCTTTCGGTGCAAGATGTTCAACACGTTTCTTAAAGCCACCGGTATAGCCGACTTTATTAAACGTATTGCTTTCCTCATTGTATAATTCAATGCTTTGCACTTTATTTATAAAATCTTTTGTTTCTTGTGCCGCTTCATCGGCGGTTTTTTCAGGTTGCGTAAGATATGCCTTGCCGTCATCGGTTATATTGATTTCTTGTAAACCGTAAGTATCCTTGCCCTTTTTATCAACATGCCGTGTCGCCATATATACGGGATTACCTTTGCTATCGGTAACAAGCACCGAACCGTCATCGCGTTCTGACAGATTGTATTTATTCAGTACATCCGCCTCTCTTAGGCTATGAGTCTTCTGTAACTCTTTTATGACAAAATTGCGCAGCTGGAGTTTTTGCTCTTTTGATTTATTTGTTTCAGTGTTTTCGTCAAAAACTCCATGACTCATTGTATTCGATTGCGCTTCGGCAAGGCGGGCGGCATCTTTTCCTTTAGAGTTTGTCCTTAAATCTTTTACAAGCACACTGTCAATCGTATCTTCTACCACTTTTTTAAGACCGTCAACGTTAAAATGACCGTCTTTTACTGTCCATTCGGCGGCTCGTGATAAAATTTGCGCTTTAACAAGTGCTTGCGTATTTGTAATTTGCACCTTACCTTCGGCCATTTCCGCCCAATTGTTGGTTTTTTTTAACCGTAAAATATTTTCTACGGTTTTATCCAAATCCTTTACATAATCTGCAACCCCCGGCGGTGAATACTTACTGCTTAATAAGGTATCAACAAACTCTAAAAGAGCGCCTCCCCATGCGGCCTGTATTAAAGGTTCGTTTTCAGGGTCAGCGGCTATCATTTTCGGCATCACATCATGGCGGATATGATCTAAAAGCTGTTTTGCCGAAAAATGTTCAACCCTTTTTTTACCGTTTTCGTCCGTTATTGTAGTACCGTTTATCCTTAGAAAGTGTAAATAATCTACTATATCGCCTTTTTTCATCCGTGCAAGGGCGGCGTTTGTTCCGCCCGAACCGGCTTTACGGATATTGTCAAAAATGCTGAACTTTTGCACATACTCATCACGCAAGGCGGCACTAAAGCCGTCTGCATTACACTGTGCATCCCGCTCTTGTATATATGTAAGCCCCCGTTGTGCAATTTGTAAAGCCGTATCCATATCCCCCTTTGAAAGAGCCGGCAGTAGTTCGGCATATATTTTAGAGGCCGCCTGTTCACTTTGCTGATACCGTAATTGCTGTTGCTCCTTAAAATACGAGACGGCAGCTCCCTTTGCCTTGTCCATAACCATATCCTGCGTTACCGTGTCCCCTGCAACACTCGTATACGCTCCCTTATAGTCTCCCACCTTTTGCAGTACCGCTTCAAGGTTTTCCATATTGTCAACGGCCGCCTTACCCTCTTTCACCATATCGGAAAGCATTACATTGGCCGCCGCCTCTTTTATATGCTGATTTAACTGCGCATAATCGATAAGACCGCCGTCATACATCGTTAATAACGTTTTTTGTATGTCTTCCATTTTTTGTTCACCGGCAGTCTTTGTATACACACTGCCGTCTTCAAGCGTTACTTCTTTATCTACATAGGTACTGCTTTGTGCCGTGCGGTTTACCAGCGCATAGCCGTTGGTAACGGTTTCAAGCCGTCTTTTTTGGTCGGCTGCATGGCGTACCGTCAAGCGCTGCTTCATTTCCATTTCTTTGTATTGGCTGTCGTATAATTTACGCGCATACGGACTTGATAAGTTTTGCGCCCCTGCGTTATAGGCTTTTGCCTTAAAACTTTCCCAGTTTTTCTCGTAATTTTCCCAATCGCCGGAGTTTTGTATATCCATCAAAAAGCCGTCAAACGCTTCGGCGTTTTGAAGCTGCGCATTTTGTAATTCAATCGCCGCTTGCGCCTTATATTCTTTATCCAGTGTACCCAGTACGGTTTGAGTCGCCCCCGTTACCGCCTGAAACGCATCGAATACCGTCGCCTTTCCCATTATTCTGCTCCTTAAAACGGTAAGCCCATCGGGTTACGGATTTTTCGCGCATCAAACGTATTAAAACCGTCTCCGTAGCGTACCCCTGCGTTACCGAACGGTGTATACATTTCGCGTTTTGCCCACGCGCCATAATGAGCCGTTGACGGGGAAGCTGCGCCTTTGGCGCCGAAGTTTCCCCAATTTTGCGCAAAGTTTGTAATGCTCGTACCGGTATTAAAGCCGGAATTGAACCCGCCTGCAAAATCGGTTAAGCCGTCCAAAAAGGTATATTCGGCTCTTTTATGCGCCCTGTTCCATGCATCCTGCTTAAAATGCCCGCCCAAGTTTTGTAAGTCTATATTTCCCTGTAAATCCGCTCTTCTTTTATCTATCTTTTGGTTAAACAGATTTACCGCCCGGCCGCCTTCGGAATAATCAGCCGTTAGTTGCTTTGAATCCCTATACGCAGTATTTGCCGCCTCGCGGCTTTCGTCGATACCAAGCATCCCTTTACGTAGTGAAGACCATGCACCCATTAAACTTATCTCCCGCTCGGTTTTTCTTTGATTTTGCATAAGCGATAAATCTTGTTCAAAGTTTTGCGCATTTTGTTCCAACAGCGCTTCGGCGCTGTTGGTTCCCGCTCTGGTGCCCGATAAACCAAGTGCCGCTTTCATCTGCCCTTGTTTTTGGCTGAAGTTCTGCTTGCCTCTTTGTTCGGCGTGTAAGGCGGCATTATCGGCATGTGTATCACGTTTTACGGCAAGATTAAAAGCGCGCCCTGTTAACGTTTCTTCAATGTCGCTTCTGTCGTCTATGCGTTCTGCCTGTTTCCATATATCGCCTGCTTTTTTTAATGCATCCTGTTGTTCAATCTTAAAGTGCGATCGCGCAAGTGCTATATCCCGTTCTGCGGCCGCCCTTTGCTCGCGTATCTGTGCTTCCCGCATGCGCCGTTCGGCTTCTTGTTGTGATCGTATCTCGCTTTGTTCTTGTTGCGCCCTTTGCGAACCGGAAAATGCGCTCAGACCTCCTGCAAATAAGCCCAGCGCGCCCCCTATAATCAAACTTGCTGCAAACAGTCCCATAAAAACTCCTTATGCCAAATCCGCATATACCGCTAAAATCGTGCACCCGTGCGGTTTTGAAAACCGCATCTTAAAAAATACATCCTGCTCAAAACTCGACTGTACCGGTACCGGCGTAACGCCGCTAAACGGCTCTTTTTCCCGTATCGTCTCTTCGCCAAGCCCGCTTTGACAAACCTGCGGTAAATATGACGATAAAAACCGTATGCGCAAAGCTACCAACCGCTTTTTATCGTTTCTCGCATCGTTTACTACCGGAAGACTTTCAACTATGCTTTCATACGGATAGCCTATATACATACGTTTTGAAAAATCCTTGTAGGAGTCGGGAAGTTCGGCCAAAAGGTATAGTTTATCATCTTCTTCGATATATACCGATGCGTCTGAAAAATCGGCAAGGTCGGTTTCACGGGTAAACTCGGTAAAACCGTCAAGATACACCGCAGTATGCATAGTCAGTTTTTCAAGATAGTATGAGCCGTCTTTTTCAACGGCAAAAAAAATATCATCATATCCGCTGTCTCCTGCAGCGCTTACGGTGTTCCGTACCGCCCCGCTTGATACACTGATAGTGCTCCACGCGGCAATGCCGTTATGCTTATCGTACAAAAGAGAACAGACAGTGCCGTCTTGTCGCGTTACATACAAGTGCGGCAGCGCAAGCCTCGTATAATCAAAATCAACGGCCGCATGTTCTTGCAATAAATGAGAAGCCGCCTGTGTTAAATCAATCGATTTATATGTTCTTTGTTCATAGTCATACGCATAGTTTTTAACCGAATGCCCGCCCGAACCGATATACATAACATGCTGGCCTATAAGAGTGGCCTGAAAAGAAGAAGAGCCGTAACGGCTTTGTAATTGTACCTGTACATTAACCGCACTCACTCCCTCTTTCATTATCCATTCAGAGCTTTCCGTTGCAATAATCAAATCCTGTGCACAGGCAAGCCATTTTATTGCGTCAATTTTATCGCTTCCCAGCTCAAAACTGAACGCATGGGCAGGGTGGGTTACGTTATTGATAAGTTCCTTTTGTTCATAATCTTCGGCCGTAGGAGAGTTCACATTTTTCCATAGGTGAATCGAAAGTACCATATCTTCTTTATCAATCGTTACCGCGTTGGACAGTGTCATCGTGTCGGAAGTTACCGAAACCACTTTCGTGCCGCTCGGCACCCCTCTATTCGCCGATACATAATAGCGCTCTATATGTTCAATGCCGGTAAAATCTTTTGTAACAGCTGTCAGCGTTGTACTTCCCTTTACCGCCTTTGCACTGAATACCCGTAAATCCGGATTTTTAAGCTGTTGCGACTTTGAAACAACCGTATCAAAATACGTAAAGTTTTCGTATTCAAATACCTTACTTGCCCAGACCCTTTGCGGCTCTCTGGTACTCGACGCAAAAATAAGACGCCCCGCAAACAGGGCAATACATCCGGGATAGTTTTCCTGTCCTTCAAACGGTACCTTATGCGCATTGCCCGTTACGGCAAGAGTTGAAAGAGTAAACGTATCATTTCCCTGCCATTTTATTACATACGGTTTATAGTGCCGGTGCACCACATACAAACTGTCATGTGTTTGCACTGTCTGTATATCGCGCAATTCGGCCTTTTTATACAAGGGTATCTCGGAAGTCGATACAAACTCTATAGCCTCATCCGCCTTCGTTAAAAGGCTGCCGTTCTTCCATGTCCTAATATATTCGTCCCCGATTTCAAAAATAAATGAGAGGCTTTCATTAACGGTAAACGGAATAAGACGCGCCTGTCCTTTTAGTTTTCCCAGCCGCTTAGTTCCGCTTCTTCTTGTTATTCCGCCCGATGTCATAATGTCAAAGTTTTCAAGACGGCTGACACTCATTTGATAAATGGGTAAATCAATTCTTCCGAACAGATTTTGAGAAACTTCCCCGCCTGCAAAGTTTGTTATAAGCATACTATACCCACCAGTCATTGCCGCGCTTTTTTGCGGCGCTTTGGGTTTTCGTGCTGCGGTATGCCGCCTCTTCTACAACCATCGCTTCTTGTAAAAGCATTTGGTGCAGTTTTTCTTTTCCTGAAAGTTCAAGGGCGATTTTACTTGCCAAGCGCAATTCAAATGAGCGGTAAAACATCGCTTCATATACAGGTGGCTCATAATCGGGAAAATCATCACCGTCTATTTCATTGCCCGCTTCAAGCCTTCCGTTCCCGACGTATACAAGGACAGCTTCTGTTGCATCCGTATACAACACTGTTCCCTCAACGATATAATAGCTTTTATCCGCAAGTTCGATAATTTTCGCACAATCGATCGGCAGCTTATAAGAGGTGCCAAGACCGCTGTAATTTTCACCGGCGATTTTAGTAAGCTTTGCTCTTTTTTTTCCGCTTGTCCATGCAACCGTTTCTAAACTTTCAAGCATTGTTTGAAGATAAAACTTTTTAATCAAAAGATAGCTTTTTGAACCGGTGTCATCAGCCTGTAAAGCACTTTGGCCGACAGAGCCGAGTGCCCTGTTTGCCAGCTCAATATCGATGTTCATGTATTACCCTTACTGTTCGCCCGATAAAACGGCAGTGCAGGGCTTTAAGCCCCGCACTGCAATCTCCTATTCTTTTTCCGTAAAATATTCGGGAACGTCTTTTGCAGACGTTACCAAAATATCGCCTTCTCTGTAGTACACTCCCTCAAAGACACACCTTGTATGACACACATACTCGTTTTTTTTCGCTTGCTTCGGCGTTTGTTCCGCTTTCTCCCTGTCGCTTAAAGCAAGCTCTGCAACCTTTTCGGCAAGCTGCTCATCGCTTAAACCAGGATTTTCCTTTTTTAAGCGCGCCATCTCTTCTTTGATTTGTTTTTCGGTCATTTTTTTCCCCTTTACACCCGCACTTCGGTGTTCATAATTGCGTGTATTTTCCCCTTCGTGTATGTGCCGACTACCACATACTTTAAGCGCATGTACCGCTTCAAGCCGTCGGGAACGGCAATTGAACACAGCGGTTTAGCGCTTGAGACCTTAAGGTCTGCCGTCTGATACGCGGCCGTCGTAACCTTATCGGTAAAACTTACCCCGTCCGCGCTGTCCTGTAAGACAAACTGTACCGAAGTGCCGCCGTCAAAGGTTTCACTAACGCGGATATCAATGGCCTTACCGCCTGCACTTGCGTTTTCAACACCGAAGTCAATGACATTCTGACTTTCAATCGTGCCGCTCGTAATAGCTTGGTTATCAGACAATTCAAGCTTTTTGTCCAAGTACACATTATTCATTTATTTACTCCTTACAATAAAAATGTAAAATCCGCGTAACCGGCAGTAGCTTACTTTAATTACCGATTACGCATTACCCGTTAGCTCAGCGCCTGTTCGGTCGAAAGGATCGCATCAACTCTGCGGCAGCGGCCTTTACGCACATGGGTAATCATTTCACCCCACGGGTCTTCATGTGTAAAGACGGCATTGCCTTTACTCCACGCCGCTTTGTCGATTTTCACCAATGCATCCTGATTGGCATAAATAGCGATAGTCGGCGCGCCTTGCGGAAGCCGTATCATCGCTTCAAGGATAAGCTCTACAATCTTATCGCCTGCGGTATTCATATCGATATTGCAGATACGTTTTACCGCATCAGGGTGTGCTACCGATAAGCCGTAATGCGTCGAAAAAAACTGCACATAGGCCGGCATTACACGGCCTTCACCCATCGGCCAGTTTTGCACTCCCATGTCTTCGGTTTTTATACCGCAATCGCTTCTTCCTTTCGGGTAAATAAGGTGCGTAAAACCGCGCCCCAGTGCACACACATATACGGACGTGCAACTGTTACCCGTACCGCCTGCGTTGATAACGTTCTTGTTTGTAAGCTCCGACAATCTGACGGATAAACCGTTAATCTGCTCGGGATTCCGTCCGTTATCCCCGTAAATGAGGTCTTCGGCCTGCGTTTGCCCCATACCCGATAAAAAGGCGACCGCCTCGCTTTCGCGCAACGCCTTAACATTGCCCGAATGTTCGGCAAGGTCTTTGTCGACAATGCTGTAGTCTTCAAGCATCGTGATACGGTCGCGCATGGTGTCCGTTGTAGTCGCGCCGGGGGCGATACCCTGATTGTACAAGCGGTGTGTTCCGCTTCTAAGCGAAGTGCGCACCAACGTGTTATGCACCGTGCCGTCATTGGCTTCAAGCATCGGCATGTCTTTTAACATTTCATTCGTCTGCGCCATAAGCTCAACAATATGAAATCCGTCCTGATTATTTGCGCGGCGCATAACCTCAAGCGCCGTCAAACTGTCCGTCATACTCAATGCACCCATTTTCAAACTCCTTCAAAAATTAAAAAAACGAGAAGGTACCGCCTTTACTGACTTCTTTTACGCCTGTTTGACCTCCGGTGCTGTCTCCCAGTGCCGTGCGGCTTTCAGTTAAAGCTTCCCCGATTTTAACAAACATACGCACAAAAGAAGGATTGTACGCAACTCCCGTTTCTTCCATGTACTTAAAAACCTCATCAGTGCCGAATAACTTCAAGGCATTGGTGTAGTTTCCCATTTTTGCTTCAAAAAGGTTCCCGTATTCTTTTTTAAGCAGGGCATCCGATTCTTGCGCCTGACGCTTCAAAAGCTCTTTGTACTGCTGTTGCTGACCTTCTCCTGCCTTAACGACAAAATCATACATCGCCTTAGCCTGCGCATCCGAAAGGTGCGCATCAAAAGCCGCCTGTGCAAAACTTTTTTCAGCTTCGCTTTCCTGCTTAAAAGTATACTTTTGTGCCGCTTCGGGTTTTCCCAGTTTACGATAAAAAGATTCCAGTTCCTCTTTGTCGGCTTTTTCGCCGGGGATTGCGGCCATCGTTCCCAGTTTCTTTTCAAGTTCCAAATAAGAATTTGCAAGGCCCGAAATATCTTCAAACTTTGCCAGCGCTTTTACCGCGTCCTTATTTTCCTTGAGTTCTTTGGAAAGCTGTGCCCCCCATGCTTTAAGCTCCGCATGAGCTTGTTGCGCCTGTGTGCTTCCGCTGCCCGGTTCGCTTTGCCCGCCTGTCGGCGTCTGTGTGCCGCCGTGCGTCGGTTGTCCAGCCCCCTTAAAAGCATCAAAAACAGATCCCGCACCGGTAGCCCCCGCGCCTGAGTTCCCGCCGCTTCCCATAGATGTTTGATTGTCGTTTTGGTCAAATCCATCCATTCCCATACTCCTTACAAGGTCAATCGAGGTGTGCAATAATTGCGCCGGTAAGCGCAAACGTTTTATTGCATCCCAGTCTTTCCCTTAATAAAAATTTCGCATATTCGCACAAGGCTTTTTCAGCCTCGCTTGTTGCCGCATCAAAATAAAAAAGGTCGGTCAAAAGCGCATTAAGCACGACCTTCCCGTCTTCACTCTTAAATACCCGCTGAAACGTTTTGCGCAATGCTTTTATTTGCTCTTCAGGTGTGCTTGTTTCATAGCCGGGCAGTACACATTTATTCACTTATGCCCCCTTGTAATTGTTCCGTAAGGGCCGCAATAGGGCTTCCCTGTTGCACAGGCTCATTTAACTTGTCATAGTTTTCAGTAAGCTGTGCTTGTTGCTGCATCTGCATTTGTGCCTGCATTGCCTGTTGCTGAGCTTGAGCGCGCTCCATTCTCATTTTTTGTACATCATCTTCTTCGCGAATTGCCGCTTGCGGAAAGCCGTTTGTATCAAGCACATTAACCAACAGTTTATCCACATCGATATAATCAATGCTTTCAGGGTTCATTTGTAATACCGGCTGGGCAAGCATTAAGCTTGTTTGCACGCCGCCTGTTTGATGATAGCGTTTTTGCGCCTGCGCTAAAGGACCTACAAAATCAATATTTAAGAGTGCCCCCGATCCGTTCAGTATTTCAGGGGTTTCAGGTAGTCTTCCTTGCCGGAACATAATTGAAAAGGTACGTTTAACAATTTCGGACAAGGCTTTATTTTGATTAACAATAAGACTTGAAAGCATTGCCGCTTTTTCGCCCTGTAATTCAACCACTTCGGTCGCCGTTTTTTGTGACGTTTGCGCTTGCAACATAAGCATAAAATCAACGTGGAACTTATCGCGTACCCGTCCTTCCAAGTCTTTAACCGTTTCAAGCGTTATAGGAAAGTTCGCCCCGATATTTATCGGGCTCATAATCATATCAGGCTTTTCATAGTAGTTATATCCTGCAGGGACTACACTTTCATGTCCTCTCATTGCATCGGGAACGTTCATCGGCGGTTCGGCCGCAAGCTGGGCAAGCTTTAAGCGCGCCTCTTCCGCTTTATTTAACAGCCGCATATCGGGGATTGCTTTTCGCGCAGGGCTGTCCCCGTACGCGCTTGAACTCAAATGCTCCCAAATAAATACACTGTACGGAAGTTCATGATAACCGCCTTCTTCTAAAACAGTGTCGTTTTCAAAGTCGATGTAATAACTTGCATACGCCATGTTTTTATCGTCAAGTTTTTCACTGTCATATTCGGCTCTCGGATACACTGCGTGCAGTATTTTTATTTCCTTTTGGCGGCCTGCGGCATCCTCGTTTTCTTTTTTAATTTCATCACTGATATTTTCTTCGCCGAAACGCGAAACGATATTTTTTACCGTCATCGAAAAAAAACGGAACACGGTATCAATATCGCCGTATTCGTTTGTTGCAATATATACTTCAGGTTCGGCAAGTGCCATAAAACGGCACTGATTTTCCTGTTTTTCATCGATAAGCATAACACCGTGGCCAAACATCGCCGCATTGGTAATAAACACCGGAGCTTGTGAATATAAATTATTGCGGTTAAACTCTTCGTATAGCGCTTTTTCGGTTTTCTCAAGCCAATCTTTTACCCCGTAATAGTCAAGCATTTCAGGGTTACTCAACGATAATTTAAGCCAAGTAACATTGGGACTTATGGTGTACCCCATAATACCCGACACCAGTTTATCAAGATATTCGGTAGGACGTCCCGTGTGCCGTATAGGGCGCTTTACCTCATCTTTTGTGTCCGTCCAGTCAAAGATTCTGCTTCCAAGATACGTGCACACATCCTTCCATTCACTCTCGTGTATTGCACGTTTGGTTTTCAACAGTTCAAACTGAGTCTTTATATCTTCAACGGTTTCTTTTACATCTTTGTCCGCCATAGGAATAACTATAGCATTCGTTCTTTTAATTCGTTATAGACTTCAATAAAAAAATTATTTTTTCACCCACCGCATACATTTTACGCATACGGGTTCCAGCTTGCCCCGCGCGATACCCGCTTAAAACCGTATTGACTGTTTTGTTTTTTAAGCGCCCGTATCGGGTGCTTTACAAAATCGCTCATTAAAAAATAGCGGCTCTCATCGTATATGTGGTCTTCCATCGTACTGTCCACATCTTCAGGCCGTGTAGGACTGGGCATCAAAAGCGGGATTGTCCTTATAAAATCAACGCAGGTATTGAATATCAACAGCATAGGACGGCCGTCTTCGGCCGTATTTATCAGCATATCATGCATAATCTGTAAGCCGTTCAGCCTGTCGTTGTTGCCTTTTACCATCTTCCAGCCGACGCTTTCAAACTTTTCTGCAATACTTGCATCGTCCTTGTCCATTTTCCCCCAGACGGCAGGGTCTGCTATCATCGTATCAACGCCTTCCGTCTGCGATAGCTCCCATGCTTTTTGTGCAACCGATAAGGCCGATTCTTTTACCCCCTTGTTTGCCTCTCCTTTTTCGCATCCGTACAATTCCCGATACCGTACCGCCCGACCGTCTTTATTTACCGCCCACCAACCGATACTGTACGGTCTACTGTAGCCCCAGTCCATACTGCACACCTTAACCCATTCTGCACCTTTTAGCGTAAACGGCTTTACCACATGCGTATCACGGCTAAACTCGTCAAACACGCACCCATCCGCTATATCCCAATTACCGTAGCGCAGTGCATTGTACAAACTGTTGTTAAGCATTCTTAATCGCGTTTCATATTCAGGGTCGTTTCGGGTAAGAACCGTATTGTCATCAAGCGTACTGGGTATATAGCAACGGCTCATTGTCTTTCCGTCTCCGACATCAATATGATTGATTTCATACGGAATAATCCCGTCGATAAACCGCTGCTTTACCCAGCCGTGCCCCCGTCCGCCCGGATTTCCTGCGGTGCGTACCCTGCACGCAGCTCCGTAAGGAGATCGGCAACGGCTAATCATATACGTATACGGATAATCGGTCGGATTATTGGTAAGCTCATCAAAAGCAATCCACGTATACTGGTGCCCCTGATAACGCGTTACGTCCGTATCGCTTTCAAGATAACGAAACTTAATACGTGCGCCGGAAGGAAAAACGAATGACGGCCGGCCGTTTCCGATACCGCGGGCAATCGCTCCAAGCGGTATATATAATTCCGTTGCCCGAAGCAATACCTCTTCAAGTTCTCCGACGGTGCGCCGAAAAAAGATACCCCGATGGTGTTTGCCGTACTCGTTTACCCCTTGCAAAAAATCGGCAAGTAAAAAATCGCTTTTGCCGCCGCCTGCAGCCCCGCCGTAAAAAAGCTCAAAAGCAGGGCAGGCAAGGGCAAGCGCCTGTTTCCTTTGCGGCTTCCAGATTATCCGCTCCGGCTCCAAACCGTGATACCGCTTCAAAAACGTTTCGGATAACCGATACGGCTCTTGCGCCTCTTCATTCTCGTTTTCATCGGACATTTTCACTGTTCCTTGACGGCCATCGTATTATCAAACTGCGACGCCATCTTCTTAAACTCATCTTCTGTCACTTGCCCCTGCAATACAAAAATAGGTGCCCTGTTACCGTTCGGGTCAACGTCCCGCACCAGTTTAAGATATTGTGCCAACGGCTTCATAAACTTTTCACGGTTTACCAGCACCACGTCATAATACACATCGCCTTGTGCACTGATACGTGTAAAAATGTTTTGTATGCACTTTGCCTTGTCCCCCAAATCCTCAAGCTTTTTGACCTTTAATCGCCCCCGTGCATCAATAATATCCGCCGGGTTATACGTTGCCAAAAGCGCCATATCGTGTAATACGCGGTATACGTTCTCTTCGTCAACATCCGTTTGTGTAGCCTTAAACAGCTTTTTAATGGCCGATTTTACCTTAGTCTTTCTTAGCAATTTATGAGCATTTACGGCCGCTGTATTGTCATCAACCTCTTTTATGCTGTTGTCGGCATTTCTTTTGCGGTATGCCGCCTTATAAGAGCGCGTACCACACATAAAACAGCGCTCATCGGTGCAATAATGCAATACAAACAGCCGCACTCGCCCCCGTATACCCTCATCCCATGCCTGTTCAGTCAATTTTTCATCATTTTCAGCTGTCATCTACGTACTCTTTTGCCTGTTTTTCCTTTCCGGCCGCCTTTTTGGCGTGCAATAACTTCCCAAAACGCTCAGGATCGTCGCTCGCTATACCGTACTTTGCATATTCTGCGCTAAGAACGTCATTTTCGCCATAGACAGCTCTGTCTTTAAGGCTTTCGGCTACCATTCTGTCATAGTTTTTTTGCCAATCGGTTCCTTTCGGCTTCAAAATGCGCCCGACTTCACCGAAAACCACCGAAAAAGCACCCGGTTTAAGCAAATTTGACGGCAAAAGCGCCATATCTTTGTAATATTGGTGCTGTTCGGTCAGCTTCTTAAAGCACCGGCAAAAGTTTACCGCAATAATTTCATGGGTATTGTCCTTATCGCGAAGTACTACAATCCGTTTTGCAAGCTCCATAATCGCTTTTTGCTCGTTAAGACGATCAGGATAGCCTTTCGGGTTATTTTTCAAGAAAAAATCACTCAAAATATCCACCGTCGCAACGTATTCCGGGACACTATCGCCATAACAGGCTTCGGCCGCTGTGTCTGTGCTTCCCTTGCCAACCGTAATGGTTTTCACCGTCTCACTTGTTTGCTCGGCAGTAAACCGTATTTGCTCTGTGCTATCTCTGTAGCTTTCCCTCTGTGTGCCGTCTTTGCGTCTGTGCGCTTCTTCACTGTCCGTCTGTCTGTGCTCTTGTCTGTCTGTCTGCTCTTCCGGCTCTCTACTGTCTGTTTGTGCCGCCACTTGCACTGCGCCGCAGGGCGCGCCGTGCGCGCTCAAGGCCGCTTGTGCAAGTGCGGCCGTCTCATATGTGTGTGTGTCTGTTTTATCTGTCTTTTCTCTCTCTTCTGTCTCTGTTCTCTCTCTTCTCTCTCTCTGTGTAGCGACATTTTCTCGCTTTTTGTCGCTACATTCACCGTGTAGCGACATTTTTTCACTTTTTGTCGCTACATCTTTTTTTTTGCGCGCCGGACTTTCGGCTTTTATCGGGGGTTCCGCTTCAGGTGTGCCGATTTTAAGGCGCGCCCTTACCGCCTCGCGCCTCTGTTCGGCCGTAAGCGGCGCTCTTAAAGCGCGCTCCCTGCTTGGGACATCCCAATCGACAAACATGTATACCCTATCGGTTATTTTGTTTATAACGCCGCGGCGGGCAAAGTGTTCTGCAATAAGAAACACATCATCGGGATTGTCAATATCCATTGCATCGGCGCATACAAGACCGTCTTCTAAGTCAAATGCCCCGTAATCATCGGCAATGCAATAGGCGGTTACAAAAAATAACAGGGCGCAATGTTTAAGGTGCGCCGGAAGCTGCTTTTGTATAAAGCGGATTTTAACATTACCGATAGCGTCTCGGGGAAATTTGCGCCACGGTAAATCATCGATTGCCATAGAACCTTCCTTATATATAATGTTTATAACAAAGCATATACGCCGCGCTTAGGCGAATACACCGGATATTTAAGGCTTAAAGTGGTTATCACCTGACCGGCCGCTCTTTTATCAAGGCCGGTTTCCTCTCTTATGCGTTCAAAACTTACGGGGCCTGCTTTAAGCAGCTCATATAATCGTTCATAGTCAGTATATTTTCTTTTTTTCTCTACAGTGCTATAGCTGTCAAAGCGGCCGATTCTTTCTCCTATCCAGCGCATTACCGGAACAGCCATACTGTTACCGATTGCCTTATAGCGGTTGCTGTCGGGGCATTGGTCTTTAGGCTTGCCGTTCCATTCAATCTGCGTCCAGTTATCGGGAAAGCCCTGCAAGCGTTCGCACTCAAGCGGAGTAAGGCGCCTTAGCTTGAGTCTGTTCGTAACGGTTTTATCTAAAATTAAATCGGAACAATTAGACGATGCACTATTCCGCAATGTTGAAGCCTTTTTATCTATATGATATTTGTAATTTCCTGTGCGCCGGAAATAGTCAATGCCTCTTCCAAAAGGGTGGGTAGTTTCTTCCCCCGTTTTTTTGCCCGCCTTACTATGCCCTTGCACGCCGACGCCGTCAAATAATACCGCTGCGGCACGTCTCCAGTCTCCAAGATGTCCGACAACAAACACACGGCGCCTTCTTTGGGGCACTCCGAAGTATTGAGCGTCAAGAACTCGGTAGGCGGCCCCATACCCGCATTGCGCCAGCGTCGTAAGGAAGGCTCCAAAATCCCGTCCGCCGTTTGATGACAAAACTCCGGGCACATTTTCAAAGACAATCCAGCGCGGCTTATAATAAGACGCAATAGCTGCAAACGTGAGCATAAGACTGCCCCTTCGGTCATCAAGACCTCGCCGAAGTCCTGCGATACTAAAAGACTGGCAAGGTGTTCCTCCGACCAGAATGTCAAATTTTCCGATGTTCCATTTTTCATATTGCGTAATATCTCCATAATTTTTAACGTTCGGGTATTTTTGCTTTAATAATTCGCAAGGGAAAGGTTCTATTTCTGCAAAGCCGATAGGCTTAAACCCTAACGGTTCCCATGCAATGCTTACCGCTTCAATACCGGAGCAGACGGATAGATAGGTCATCAAGTCGGATTGTCCTAGTCATCTTCTAACATAACAACGATTGCTAGGTGCTCATCACGAGTATCAGGTAGTT